CAAGATTAGTACCAACTAAAGAAGAATCATATCCTCCTTTAGATGATTTAAGAGACGCTTATTTTGAAAAATATACTAGTAACTATGATGAATGGGATTACATAAGACTTATTAAGTTTTTTGATAATTCATTATTTAAAATGTTACAAGATTGGGTTCCGGCTAGAACAAGTTTAGCGGCAGGAGTTGTTGTAAAACAACATGTTTTAGAACGTAATAAATATCCTTTACCTCAACCTAATATTACTTCATCAATTGCGTTTGTAGGTAGCGGATCAACTAATATTCCTTATTTAACTGAAAATATATTAGTTACTGGTTCATCAGTACAAATGGGTTATATTGAAGGAGGTGAAGGTGGTAGTATTATAAACACAACAGAACTTTATACAACTAGTTCATTTCTTTTAGCTGCGGGTAATACTAAAATTATTAATTTATCAGGATCAGCTGTTTATAGTATAACATTTAATGCTTCATCTTCTGGAACAGTAGATCCAGCTTCACTTATATTATATAATAATAATTCTACTATACCTTCAAGTAATCAGATATATTTAACCTCTTCAGCTACTTCATTTAATTATGTATTTTCTCAAGATTTTGAATTAAGTGGATTTTTAACAATACTTAATAATAGTGATTCTAAAAATATAACATTTTCTAATTTTTATATTACTAGACTACCTGCTTATTATACAGTAAATGTAACACCAGTAGGTGATTATGAACAATTAGTAACTAATGAATTTGATTATAATGGTGAATTAGAAGGAACAAATTTAGAAGTAACAGATGGTAATTTAAATGGTACTAATACATTTTTACAATATCCTAAAACTCCAACTAATTATTCTCCTGTATTTTACAATTCAAATACAGTATCAGTAAATACATTTTTATTAAATACAACAGTACCAGAATCAGGTCAAATATATTTATTTTATGACACAGGTTCTACTTCATCTCCAGCAGACTAATATATGGCATATACCCCCGTTTTTTCACAAGGTGTTAAATTTATTAAAATTGCTCGTATAGACGATCAAGGTAAGGATAATACTTTGTCTTTACAAGAATTAAATAGTATTAGAATTGACTATAGTGATACAGGTATAATAGAATATCCTGTCACTTCAATTTCAAAATATAATACTTATTTCTTATTTGGGATAGCACCAACTAATGCTACTTCATCAGCTGATAATCAAGTACTAAATTATAGATTTTCAGCTTCGTATACTAGAGATTTTGCAGTTGGTACAACATATATTTTAAATAATTATATACCTTATGGATCTGAAGCTTATGATAATTTAGGATATTTTGATATGAGTAATGGTAGATACACATTAGGAAATCAACCTAATATACCTATCATTATAAAAGTGTCAGCTTCTGTTACTTCATCAGCAGATGAAGTTACCTCTGTTTTACGTATAGTTTCTAATCTTAATGGAATTGTAGCTTCACAAAGTTATTTTTTCCCTACAGGAAATCCTAGAACTATAATGACATCATCATTTACAACAGTCCCAATAACTGGAGAATATTTTTATTTAACTTTTTCTCCTGGAGCTGATGCTCAATTTACAGGAAGTTATTTTGCTACTCAATCAGTACCACCTACAGCTTCTGTTTCAGATTTAGTTGTTTTACAACCATATATTGATGAAAATTTTTATGTTAGTGAATATAATGTATTAGCAGGAAATGCTGTTATACCTCGCTATAGTGAACTTTATATGGATGTAGATTATTCTACTAATATTGTACAAGCTGTAAACCAAGTACAAATCATATCAGGATCAGCAACTAGAGCAGCAGTACAAGACTCAAACTATACAACATTTGCTAACACTAGTCCAAGATATATTGGTAAAGAATTATCTTCAGCGGCTATAAATGTATGGACAGAAGGTGATATATCTTATGGTAAAGTACCTAATGTAAGTAATCCTGAAGTAAATTTTGTTTCATTTAAAAGTTTAAATGGTACTTCACCTCAATGGGGTAATAATAATGTTGATTTAACTCAAGTTAATATTGAATATATTATTGATAGTAATAATAATCTCACAAAACCTATTAATGATACTGACAATATAAATTTAAATACAATTCGCCAAACATTTCCAGAATCAACACCTTCAATAAATAATAGAACACATAATCAATCTAATGCTTCTCTTTTTTTAAATAATGTAGAAGTATCAGGATCTGATTTATCAACACTAAATGGTCAGTGGCCTCTTTTTAAAAGTGGATATAGAATTGAACCTATTTTATATACACAAACTGCTAGTTATGATGTTAGTGGTAATGTAACAGGATTTGGTTACACAACAACAATGTCATTTGTTCAAGGAGAACAAGGTCCTAATGTGACTAAAAATGATTATATGATGTATGCGGCAGGTACAGAAGATATAATAACCCCTAGCCAACCCCTTTCAGTAGGAATGGCATTACCTGCTGGACTTCATTTTACCTCTGTAAATATAGGATCTTCAGGAAGTTTACGTGATAATATTTTTATCGCTTATTCTGGTAGTATTTATAATCCTACAGGATCTTTAACTAATTTAAAAACAGAAGGATATATTTTAGATTTTCGTGTTAAATTAGTATCTAATACTATTACTGCTGTTACAGTCACTTATGCTTTACAAAAATCAATTAATGGAGGATCTAGTTGGAGTGATTTAGCGACAACTCAAGTTAATTATGCTTTTACCCCTCAAAACGTAAAGGATTTAGGAGTTAGTAGAGACGCTAATATTTTTTATCAAGAACGTAATGCCACAACTTCTTCATTATATAGAGTAGCTGTTACCAGTACTGAAGTATTTAAATATGATTCACCTCCCCAAGCCATACCTACTCAAAGTCCAGTATATTTAAATAATAATTCATATTTTTGGATAACTCAATACCCAGCTCCAAATACTGGTTTAGCAAAAGCTCCATTTTGGACAACAGGTTCATCCGCTAATATATTATTAGCTAGTACAGCATCTGAAGGTTTAAATATTTATAGAAATCAAAAACAAAAAGATATAGCAAATAGTGGATTTAAACCTATTAACTTAGATTTTGAACCTCAAATATATGATGAAATTCGATTTGAAGGATTAGAACAATTATCATTTATTATTACTACTGTTACTGAATCAGCTAATAACCAAATGATACTTAATTTAGATCAAGAAATACCAAATGGAGTTAACTTAGATCGTTTCTTATTAAGACGATATGTAGATGATCCATCAAGTATTTTACTTAATGTAAATTATCCATTGCAAGATAAAAGTGGTAGTTCTAGTAGTACAGGTAATGGTATTTTAAAACCACAATATGTTACTAAAGAAGTAGACACAATAATTCAAAATATACTAACTCAAAATTTAATATAAAATAAAATTTGTATATATTTATAACAAAAATAATAACCAATGGGATATTTAAATAATACTATAGTAACAGTTGACGCGATATTAACAACAACAGGTCGTCAGTTACTAGCTCAAAACGACGGAACGTTTAGAATCACACAATTTGCTTTAGCTGATGATGAAATTGATTATACTTTATATAATCCAAACAATCCATCAGGTTCTGCTTACTATGGTCAAGCAATTGAAAACATGCCTTTATTAGAAGCGTTTGCTGAAACTACTCAAACTATGAAATATAAGTTAGTAACTTTACCTCGTGGTACAGCTAGATTACCTATATTATCAGTACCTCCTTCAATTAGTTTACCACAAGGTGCTTCACAAGCAATTTCACCTCAAACATTAAATTATTTAGGAGCTAACACAGTTGAACCATCAGGATACACATTTACAATCTCAGATGTTAGATTATTTTCTACATTTGAAGGTGTAGGAGTTAATTCACCCGCTGTAACAGCATTAAATGTATCTAATTCAACTACAACATTAGGTACAACAATATCTCAAACAGTAGTAGGAACAGTACTTAATTTAAGAGCTACAACAGTGAACACATTATTCCAAACTTATACTCAATTACAAGCTACATTAACAATAGTAGGTAGAGATAGTGGTGCAAGACAAACAATCCCAGTAACAGTAACAAAAACAGCTTAATATATAACATATGTCTTTTAATAGATTAGATCCATCAGATTTTGTAGTAAGTTCAGACTCAATAACAGCAACGTTATGGACTGGAGCTATACCTACATTAACTACATTTTTTACTTCATCAGTTCAAGAAGCTGGTTCAAGTGGAGATTATTATTTAAATGTTTTTCAAGCTGATCCTCAAACATCATCTACTGCATCAATTCAATTTGCGGTAGCTTATGGTAACTCAGCCGGAAGCGGAAGTACATTATATAACTCAGCAGTAAATGGATTATCACCTACTTCAACAGTTTATGGTCAATACCAAAATATAGTATTAGGAGATGAAAATACAAATTTTGTATTTGGAGCATTTACTTCTTCACAATTTTGGGCTATATCATTTGAAAGAGCAAGATATAAACAATCATTATTCCCTGGTTCTTTAACATTAGAATTATCAGGTAGTTTAGGAGTTATATCTTTAACTGATAATAGTAATTATGTTGCTTCTCAAACATTTAATGAAGCTGGTAGGGTATTTCAATTAATTTCAGGTTCAGCAGGTGTTAAAGTAACTACAGCATCTACAACAACTGATGGATTTAGTTTAAACTCAGGTTCATATGGTTGGTTATTACCAGATATTGGAACTATTTTATTAAACCCAGCAGCATTAAGTGGCTCAGTAGCTTCAGGTGGTATTGGATTAAATTATAGTATAGTATCAAATTCAACAGGTAGTAATAATCAAAAATTATATAGAGCCATAAGTGGTTCAACAGCCGCTACATTTACAATTAATTCTCAAGAAACAATTACTTCAGATTTTATATTTGTAAGACCTAGAAGTGCAGAATTTAATTACTCAGAAAATCCATCATTCATTTCAGGTTCAACAGGTGAGGTATTATATCCTTCATTTATTAATAACCCACAAACTTACATTACAACAGTAGGTTTATATAACGATACTAACGAATTATTAGCGGTAGCAAAATTATCTAGACCATTATTAAAAGACTTTACAAAAGAAGCTCTTATTAGAGTAAAATTAGATTTCTAATGAATGGGCGCTTACAAACAATTTTTAGCATCTGATATCGTAGTAACTCCCTTCG